GGATCTGACATGATCATTGATGGCCTTCTCCGGTTCACCGGAGTCACTCCCGCTTCTGGCATTGGCAACGCCGACGGCACTGACTCGCCGACGACGGGTGCCCAGACCAGCACCAACATCTTGGACCTCCATATGTTGGGCATCCCGGTCCTCGCCAACCTTCAAGGCGCTCGCGATATGGGCATTGGCGACGATCCCGCGCTGAAATTGCTCGTTCAGGTACAGGCCGCCTTCACTGGTGGCACCAGCCTGATCGTTGCACTTGCAGGCGCGACCGACAACGGCTCTGGTGCACCGAACGCCTTCAGCGTCTGGTGGACCAGTCCAACCTATGCCGAAGCTGGCTTAACTGTTGGAACTCGACTCTATGATATGGATATGCCTCGCCCACCGGCTGGCGTAGCCGTGCCACGGTTCCTTCAGTTGAACTACACTTCGGCGGGCTCTCATGGTGCTGGTAAACTGTCTGGCCAGATCATTCTCGATCGGTTTGACCAGATGTATCAGAGCACCAACAATGCTGTTCTCGGTGGATACCCCGCAGGTATCGTGATCGCGAACTGAGGTACACCATGAACAAGCACACAACAGTAATGGGAGGGGCCTTAGGGCTCCTCCTACTTGGCGCGCTGGCGTTTGCTCAGCCTATAGTCCAAAACCAAGTTACCGGCAATGAGTGCTGGAGCGCTGGTCAAGGCCCTGGCGGTACAAGCGCCTTTCTTTGCTTGAACATCGTTCGTGGCGGTACGGCTGCCGTGGTAGCAACCTCGGTCGCGGGTAGCTTCACTATCGGTGCGACGGCGGCACAGGCTGCGATTACTGATGGTGGTAATCTCATCATCACAGCGCAGCCCGCAGCGGCGACCATTACACTACCAGCAAACCCTGTCATAGACGGTGGCGTTGTTGGTATCTGCAATGGAACAAACTCGGCGTTCGCTACCAACGTCGTGACTGTTGCCGCCAATAGCGGTCAGACGCTGGTCCCAACCGGCGCTGCAATTACCCTTACGACCCTTGCCGCCGCAACCTGTGTCAGGTATCAATGGACACAGCCAACTCTCTCTTGGTATAAGGTGCAATGATGAAACGACTTCTGCTGGCATTGCTTCTGGCACTTGCATCGGCGGTGCCAGCAGCCTCTCAACCCGCCGTCTTCGGTTGCAACAAGGTCTACTCGGTTAACCAGGGCGCGACCTCGATCGCGAAGATCATCTCAGGTGCGGCGGGCTCGGCAATTCAAATCTGTGGTATCGACGTCAACGCTGGCGCTGCGGGTTCATCCACTATCGTCAGCTATGGCACAGGCGTTAACTGCGGCACAGGTAACGTCGTGCTTATCCCCGCTATCGTTCTTGGTATTAACGGGGTCTTTGTCGATCATGTTGCGGTCCCGCACTTTCCAGTCCCGTCCGTCAACGCCTCAGGCGTTCCGATCGACCTCTGTCTCAACACGACCGGCACAGGTCCGACTACCATCATGATCTTCTACGCACAGTTCTAGGAGACCACTATGAAACGTCTTTTCCTTGTTCTGTTATTCCTTCTGGCTTTGCCCGGCCTCGCCCTTGCGCAGTATCAGGTCCAGCTAACGCCCGGCAATGGTGGACCGCTATGGTGGAATAGCACAGGGGCGGGGTTCTTCTCCAATCACATTCTTAACAACGGGGCGACTCCGGCCGTAACGTCCTGCGGAGCCGCTGGTACAGCTATTACCGGCTCCGACTTCGCCGGGACCGTGACAGTTGGCGGAACCGCCTCAACGACCTGTACGATTACCTTCGCCGCTGCCTTTGGCGTGGCCCCGACCTGTGTGCTTTCCTGGCCCACTGGTCCCTTGGCCGCTATGTCATGGACAACGTCCACTACTGCGATCACGGTCACTCAGACCTCGACCGCGTCGAACAAGATCAGTTACATCTGCACTGGAACACAATAGGAGGGCCTTATGGCTCGTTTTCGTCTGACTGGAAAGCACTATCTCAAGGTCTCCGATCCGCCCTGTGAGTGGGAGCAAAAGGAATGGAACCAGACTACCGGCAAACAGGCGCGGAAGGTTTATCCCGTTCCGATGTACCTTGATCCGGATAATCCCGGCGACTGCAACTATCCCGGCGAGATCATCGTCGCAACGAAGCGGGAGGCTGCCTATCCGAGGGATATTATCTTCATTGGACTGCCAACTACCGAGATGGAACCACTCGATCCCGAAGCCACGAAGCTTTCGACCGAGGCTAAGAAGCGTGGCGAACACCCAATCGAGTCACTCCCGGCGAACGGCCCATGAGAACCAAACGCTCCGACGAAGCCTATGTCTTGATCGACCATCGGAACTCGCCGGGTATCACGCCCGAGTTCTTGAAGGCGAATAAGCTTGATGGCCCTGCCGTTGGAGCGGGACAGGTCTTTGAGTCGGCTATTGTCGTCTGCCACTGCTGCGGCAATGACATAATCCTCAATCCTAACCGCTCGCGAGCGCGAGAATGGTGTTATGAACACGACGCCTACTTGTGCGATCGTTGTGCTGTTACTCGTAAAATAACTGGCTCTTGCGTTCCACTACGAAAGAAGTTGGACGACCTCTTTCGACGATTAACCAAGTAAAGGAGACACCCGATGTCTGTTTTCACTTTCCAAGTTGCTACTATCACCCCCGGTGCGGGAACGGCTGATAACGTGGCAATGCCTGCGGCCGGCTGGATGGAACTCGTAGGTGGCAGCGCTCTACAGACGAACTTCATCGACGAAGTCTACATGGGCGGTCAGGCGGCCTCAACGGCTCCACTCATCATGCTGCTAGCCCCTGACTCGACGAAGGCAGCTACGCCGACTGCGCTAGCAACGCCAAACTCGAACGGCCCTGATAACGTCAACGCAGGTGTCCTGACCAGCCCGGCGGTTGGCGCTGTTGCCGCTACGACCCCACCCACTCGCTCGAACTCGGCCTCGGTAGCAAAGAAAAACTTCACCTTCAACGCCTTCGGCGGTATCGTGCGGGCGAACTACGCCAACACCTCAGACCGCTTCTGTATCTTCAGCGCAACGGCCCCGGCGGGTGCTGCCAGTCTATCGTCGTTTACCGGCTCGACTGCCGGTGCAGCGATTGGCGCTCACATTATCTACGAGACGATGTAAGGTCGAGCCGTGGCTAAACTCTTCGACCTTGCGCGTATGTACACGGCTACGATTGGCACTGGGATTATAACCCTCGGTGCCGCCGTACCGCCGTTCCTCTCGTTCGCTGCTGCGGGCATAGCCAATGGCGATATAGTCTCGTACTCCATTCTCGATGGTGCTAACTCCGAAATCGGCACTGGCACTTACACCGCCGCTGGTACTACCCTCACCCGTACAGTTACGAAATCGACGAACGCGAACGCTGCGATCAGCTTGTCGGGCGGCGCTCAGGTCATGCTTGCAGCCCGCGCTGAGGACATCGCGAACCTCGGCCAGCCAAACACCTTCACTGACGCTACTAACTCCACTACCCCCGCGACTGGCTCCATTGTTCTTGCTGGCGGTATGGGAGTGGCGAAGGACCTCCACGTCGGTGGAACACTTGGACAATTCGGTCCAGGAACAGGAACGGCGATAGTTGTCGTTAATGGTGGAAACACAAACGCAAATGACGGAGCTGCGGTTGCTTTTCAGAACAACGGTGTCAATGGCAGCGCGATAGGCGACCGTAGTGTGCTAATTGGCGGGGCCTTTAATAACGCTCTTACTTTAGTCTCTGGCACAGGTACTGTTCGTACCCCAAATAATATGACAATCGAGTCTGGTACTCTTTCATCTTCATTTACTACAGGCGCGCTTGTTGTCACTGGTGGTGTTGGTATCTCCAACAATATGTATGCTGGAGGAATTGGAAGTTTTGGTAGTAACAATCCAGCTTCCACACAGGCTTTAGAGTGCAATATTGCAGCTGGTAGCGTTAATGGAACTAGCATTGTTATATTTAGGCTTGCTGGAGCTTTCATTGCTGATATCGGTTATAACTCAGGAACTGGCGGTGTTCTTTACAACGTGACCTCGGACTATCGTCTAAAACGAGACTATACGCCAATCTCTGATGCACTCGCTAGTCTTTCAGAGCTTAAACCTTACGATGGTTACTATACTAATGGAGATGGAACTAAAGCACAGTTCCTTATTGCACATGAGGCTCAACTCGTCGTCCCTTGGGCTGTCAGTGGACAGAAGGACGAGATGACTAAGGACGGGGAGCCAAAGTATCAGGGCATTGATTATAGTCAACTCGTCCCGTTGCTGATCGCCAGTATTCAAGAACTAAGCGCACGTCTAGACGCCTTAACGAAGGCAAAGTAAATGCTTGGCTTTGGCGCATTAGGCCAGTTTCCATTAGGTGGGGGTCCAGACCTCCAACCTAAGACGCTGAGCGTTCAGCAGTTCACTGACCTCGCAGCGCAGCCGAAGCGCAAGGCCATCAGCGATGTATTCCCGACGATCAATGCCCTGCTGACGCCCAATCCATCTCGTCCGTTCGTACAGGCTTTGTGGGATAATCCGGCGAAGAGGCGCACCGTTGCGACGAGCGAGCCTGTCCTAAGCGGTATCCGCACCGCACCTGTGGTAACTAAACCGTTTCATCAAGACCTGTGGGATGCAGCCAAGCCCGCTAAGGTAAAGGCCCTTCCAGAAGTTTTCGACGTTATCAATCCACTCTTTAGTCCAAATCCGCCGAGGCCATTCTCGCAGACCGATTGGGACCTTGCAGCGAACCCGAAGATCAAGGCTCAGCCCGAAGCCTTCGATGTCAGCAATCCACTTTTCTCCCCGAACCCATCTCGCCCGTTTGCTATGCACGACTGGCAGCGGGTGCGAAGGGTTACAAGGACAGCGAAGGTCGATGACGTTGTTAATCTCATGGGCCTTCGTGGAGTCGTCGTCGTTCCGACGCCCTTCAATCAAGACCTTTGGGAAGGTGCGGCCAAGCCACGACTCAAGATCACCGATGTATCCATTGGAACCTCATTACCCCTTACACAGTTTCTTCCAATTAATCAGAACCTGTGGGAGAACGCTAAGCCACCACGGCTGTCGCAGAAGTCCGATGCACCGGCGAATATGCTGCCATTACTCGCACCGAACCCTGCTATCCCATTCAATCAGGACCTGTGGGAAAACGCAGCGTTTGCTCGGGTTAAGGCCAGGGTCGATGACTTTGCCAACCTGCGTCCAATCCAGACCGTTGTGGTTGTTGTCGCTCCGTTTAATCAGACTGATTGGGCACGGCCAGCGGCCCTTCGTCAGCCGATCAAGTCCGATATCTACGTCAACCTTCTCCCGCTTCACACCCCGCCTGTCGTCTCCGGCCCGCCGTTCTTCCAGACCGATTGGACTGGCGTTGCCACTCCACGGCGAGCGGCGAGGGTCGATGACGTGGTTAACCTCTTAGCAATACAGAACCCGCCTCCAATTCCACCCATTCCGCCTCAGCCGCCCAATATCAAGATGCGGGTAGTTCGGGACTATTGGGATAGGGATGAGTGGGGTAACTTCATTCCAGGTGGCGGTACGAGGGAAACACTATGACCTCACAGATCGACTACGATCAAGGTGGTACGTTTCGGCAGAAGGTCCGTCGATACCTCGGCCCGTCTGTCGGGTGGGTTGAGTCGCCTGACGACAACGTAGTCAACGTCACTACCGGCGGGACCACGACTATCAGCGTCGATACCACCCTTGTACTCGTCAACGTCAACGCTCCTGTGACGATCCAGCTACCAAAGGCGAAATCGCCACTCGTTTCGGCTGGTGTTCTTCCCGGTCTCTATCTTGGCCTTCCAATCACGATAGTTGATATTGGCGGGCTTGCCTCCAACACTAACACTATCACTATCCTTCCGGTGGCGGGCGAGACTATCTCAGGTGGCACCAGCATTGTCATCAACACTAAGTACGGGGCTGTTATCCTTCAGCCAAATCTTGCCCTTGGCGTATGGTCTGAAATTCCGTTTCCAGGCTCTGGAAATCTTCCATTTTTCGATATTAGAACCTTTGGCGGGGTTTGTGATAGTAACAACTCGCCAGGAAACGGGACTGATAACACCGCCGCCTTGCGTGCCGCAGTTGCCGCCATGCCAATCACTGGTGGAATATTGTATATTCCGGCTATGACTGGCTCGTGTCGTATCACTAACAATATTACGATTAACAAGCCTATCATCATTCAAGGGCCGGGTTGGGCTGCCACTGGTCCCATCTATGGCCTCTATGCCGATTTTAGCGTTGGTGTCGCGGCAGAAGTCTTGCTCTTTACAACCTCTGGTGGACAGGTAAGGGACCTTGCGTTCGTCGCCAACCAGCCTACACCAGCAACAGGAACGGTGACGATTGATATTGCCAATCCTGCAATCATTCATTGGCCCGGCTCCAACAGAAACAGCGGAAATGCTATAGTCTTTGAAACGACCGGCGCTCTTCCAACAGGGATCGTTGCTGATACAGCCTATTACGTTCTTCCTACTGGACTAACAGCGGATCAATTTCAAATTGCCATAGCGCCAGGCTTTGCAGCTGTTGTTACCTCTGGAACACAGAGCGGAACACACACCGCCGCCGCCTTTGGTGCAGATGCAAATCCTTGGGGAATTCACTGTTATCGCGCTCCGTTCGCCAATGATGGTGGCAATGATATCAAGATCACTAACGTAATGATGGCTAACATCTCGCATGGTATCTATATGGATGGCAGCGAGCGTACCGTCATTGATGGAATGTACGGAAACCCACTAATTCAAGGAATTAAGGCCTCGCAGCAATTCGATGTCATCCGAGTCCACAATGTTCACTTCTTTCCGTTTTGGGGAACTGGGCTTAATTTCACTGGCTTGCAGAGCAGGGCTTGGAACGCCTGGACCGGGGCTTGGGCGACGGCTTTCTGGTTTGGTCGTGTTGACAACCCGATCGTTTCGAACTTTTTCACCTTTGGCTATCGTATTGGTCTCAGCTTTAATCAAGAAGCTGGCCCATCCAGTCCAGGGACTACAAGCCTATTGCAAGGCCTTAATCTTGGGTTTGATGATGCTATCTTTGGTATAATGGTGAATACAGGTGCTTCTGGCACTACCATGCAGCTGTCCAATTTATACTTCACAGGTGCCGCTGATGTAAGTACTGGTATTGATACCTTTGGTCTATTCCTTCAAGACCCAAGCTTTTCACAAGTTCAGATGGAAAACGCTGAATTTCACAATTCTGATTATGCAATATACAATGGTGGAGGTGGGGCCGCTGGGACCGGAAACAGTATTACTGGCACGAACTGTAGTTTCAGCTTTGGTGGCTATGCTCGAGGAAAGAATTACCCTGCTATAACTTCCATCTCGCCAAGTATCGCATCAATATTTGGTGGCTGGCAAACACTTGTAGGCCATCCATTCGCGTCCGGTCTCGTTACCTTAACTGGCCCTTCGCTTGGTGCAGACCCTTCGATTTGGGCCGTGAACACCAACAACGTCGAGGGCCTTTATCAGAACAATGTCGGACAGGTCGGTTTCCGCGCGGGTGCGCTCGGCGTGACGGATGGAAGCGCTGCGGCGGCGGGTATTATCGGTGAGTATGTTCCCTCGTCCATAGCCGCGCCCGGTACGACACTGACAAGCGCGGCCGCGAAAGATGTTACTTCAATCATTCTTCCGGCTGGTGATTGGGATGTTCGGTTCTCTGTATCATTCCGTGCGGCAACCACAACGACCGTAACTTTTCTTCAATCATCTATTTCTGCAACACTAAACACAATGGACTACACACCGGGGTCTGCTACTCAGCAATCGTGGATGGGTCAAACGATTGGGTCTATTGGTGATGTAACGCAGAATGTTGGTCCTGTCAGAATTTCTTCAAACGGATCAACGACAGTTCATGGCGTTGTCCTTGCTGGTTTTGCAACGGCGGGCTGCACAGCTTACGGCCTACTGTCGGCCCGGCGCGTTAGATAAGGAACTGAAAAATGACAGTTTCATCGACCTTAAGCAAGATCATCTATCAGGGCAATGGGTCTACGACGGCTTTCAACTTCCCGTTCCCCGGCGTCGCGGCCAGTGATCTTCAAGTTTATTACACTGATCTGTCTGGTATTCAGACCCTTCTTTCGCCCGCACAGTATTCAGTCGTTCTCAACCCACCGCTTTCACCGAACCCAACTGGCAGCGGCGGAACGGTCAATTACCCTCTGACGGGTTCACCTATTGTTGCTGGCACGTTCCTAACAATCTTGCGGGTGCTTCCGCTAACACAGCCCGTCTCGCTTGCCAATCAAGGGACGCTCTATCAACAGGTCATTGAAAGCGAGTTTGATAATTTGCTGATGCAACTGCAACAGATCAACGAGGTTTTCGTACGGGGCCTCGCCGTTGCTGTCAGTGATCCGACGCCTAATCCACTTCCGCCAGTCGCGCAGCGGGCAGGGCAGTTCTTGGCTTTTGACTCGAACGGTAATCCGATTGCGGCGCTTGCATCGCCTGGAACTGTTCCGATCTCCGTAGCGATGCAGCCGGTCGTCGCGGCCTCAACGATTGCGGCGGCGCAAGCCCTTCTTGGAATTGCACCGTTTCCAGCTGGACTTGAAGCACCTTTCGCTGGCCTTATCGCCCCGTCCGGCTGGTACTTTGAATATGGTCAGGCTGTTACCCGCGCAGGGGACGGTCCACTACTCGCGGCTATTGCCCCCACCTTTGCTTGCACAATAACCAGTGGCCTTACTACCGTCACTGGCATCTCCTCCACTTTGGGTATGTATATCAGTATGCCGGTTGAGAGCGCGGCCTTCTCGCCGGGCACCACCGTCGCTTCGGTCAGCTCGCCTACAAGCATCACGATAAGTGCCCCGGCAATTTCCAATGGCTCGGCTTTCCAGGCCTTCCCCTTCGGGAATGGCAACGGTTCCACAACCTTTAATATCCCTGATGGTCGCGGTGTTGTCTATGCTGGCAGTGATAATATGGGTGGAACGGCGGCGAACAGGCTGCCAGGCTTCTCTGGCGTCAGTGGTATGTTTGGAACGCAAACTCATACGCTTACGAACGCTGAAATGCCATCGCATCAGCACGCTGTGTTTTTGAAAGACCCGCAACATACACATACTGAAAGTGGAACTGTGTCTGTTGGGTCCGTCGGAACAAATGCTGTTATTAGCAATGTTGCTGGACCTCCGGCCGCTGGAATTATCCAGCCATCATCGACGGGTCTTACTATCGGAAGCGTCAATGGCGTAGCCAACGACAACCAAACTGCTCTTCTCGGAGGTGGCGGTGCCATGTCCCTCGTCCAGCCCACCTCAACTCGCAACATGATTATTAAGAGGTGATCCATGCCAAGCAAATCTGGAAAGCAAGCTCGGTTCATGGCAATGGTCGCGCACGATCCATCAGCAGCGCGCCGGGTCGGTGTTCCGCAGAGTGTCGGGAGAGAGTTCAATCAGGCTGATGCCAAGACCGGCATTTTAAGGAAAAAGAAGAAAGGGAATAAGTAATGGAAGAAAGAGCTTCGTCCGAACTTAGTCTGGAGCGAATGGGTCGTGAGTTGAAAACGATCCGAGAGTCGCTCAGTAAGGTTATCAACTACATGGTTGATGCCGAGTCTGAAATTCCGGAGAAGATGCGACGGTTCGTCACATATATGCACTGCCTTCACGACATTGCCTATATGTATGAGGAGCGCGGCCATCCAGTTCCTCAGTACGTCCTTCGAGAGATGGAACGGTGCGACGACCGCTACCGTCAGTTGCTTACAGCGTCTCATTCGGACGGCGGAACCTTCGAAGTCGTTCGGCGTGAAATGGCAAAAGACCCACTCAATCGGTGGGATCACACAAGGCAAATAACATCGGAGAAGGGAACATGAAACAAGGTCATGCACACTCGAGTGGCCCGGCCAGTCATAAGGTCGAGCCAAAAGCGCAAGCAGTTAATGTGCCCACCGTTGCCCAGAAGGGAATTGCGGTAGCCTTCGAGAAGAAGGAACTCTTCAAAGGTCGAGGCTATGAGGCCCCGAAGGCCGGGGGCGAGGTTCATCACTGTGGTTCACAAGGGAAACACTAACATGGCAAGGGATATTCTTAGCGAGTTCGGCCCTGACAGGCCAGCGCACAAGGAGTCGCATGGAAGCAGCGGTCTCGCCACTGGCGGCGGCCAGCCGGTGAAGCACGACGTTCACAACTACGCCATGCCACAAGGTCCGACGAACATTCACGACGCCGCCTCACCGGGCCTCAAAGGCACGAACTGGGGTAACAGCGGGACGCAGGGACCGCCAATGCCGAAAGAAGCCGAGATTGGCGAGGCCGGCATCTCGCATGAGCATCATCCTCACGGCTCACAGAGGTAAGTCATGACCGCGGAAGTCGATATTGCTAACCGAGCGCTATCGGCTATCGGAACACGCTCGCAAATCGCGGCGCTGACGGAGGCCTCGAACGAAGCGAACCAAGTGAACCTTTTGCTTGATCCGCTTCGGGATGAGCTTCTCCGTTTGGCGCCGTGGGGCTGTGCAACGAACTATGCCAACCTGACCCTGCTTTGCGCAGCGCCCGGTACACCAGAGAACCCAACTGCAAGCCCGGCGGTTTGGTCCAAGGGCATCCCACCGCCGGGATGGGCCTACGAATACGAGTATCCAAGCGATTGCTTGCGCGCCCTATGGATCGTTCCACAGTTCGCAACGGGCTTCACCTCAGGTGTCCCGATTACGACAGCGGTGACGGGTAGCGCGGTGAGTTTCTGGAACGGCCCGCCGGTCAAGTTCAGGATCGCGATAGACCAGATCACTGATGGCGTTCCCGCTGTTGGCGGGGCCGACACTAAGGTCATCTTGACCTCGCAGGAACAGGCCATTCTGTGCTATGTGAAGCAGGTAATTAACCCTGACATTTGGGACTCGCAGTTTCAACAGGCCCTCGTCGCGGGTCTTGCAGCCCGGCTTATCATGGCGTTGATAGGCGACAAAGGCCTCGCTAATCAGAAGCTGGTCGAGGCCAATGGGTATATCACTCTTGCGAGACAGGGTGATGGGAACGAAGGCCTGACTGTGAACGACGTTACGCCGGACTTCATTCGGCAGCGCGGGATAGCTTATTCCGGTGACGGATACTCCCCAAACAATATGTTTGATTGGGGACCGATGCTAACACTATACTGATACATACCCACCGGCAACCGGGAGATATGGCTCATTGTCTGAGAACCGCATCCAGACCTCTTTCGCGGCAGGGGAATTAGCCCCGAGTATATTCGCGCGCACGGATCTGAGTAAGTATCACTCAGGCGCGGCGGTTCTGCGGAACTTCTTCGTTGATTACCGATCAGGGGCATCGACCCGGCAGGGCTCAAAGTTCATCATTCAGGCCCTGATCTCGAATAAGCCGGTCCGACTTATTCCATTTCAATATTCCACGATCACCTCTTATATGCTCGAGTTTGGTGATTTCTATGTGAGGTTCATTAACAACGGGACGTCAGTCCTCGAGTCCGGCTTCGCGATTACTGGTGCAACGGCGAGCAGTCCAGGGCAACTCACCGTCACCGGCAACAACTTCGTCGATGGCGACTGGATCTTCGTTCAGGGTATCAACGGGGCGACAGGCTATAACGGGCGCTATTACCTCGTGAGCGTTTCCGGCGCGACGGTCACGCTGTCAGATGTAAACGGGGTGCCGATCAACGCTGGAAGCTTTGGCATCTATACCTCCGGCGGAACGGCCTCGCGGGTTTACAAGCTTGCCTCGCCCTACGCCGCGGCGGACTTGGCGTTGTTGAAGTTCACGCAAAGTGCGAGTGTGATGACGTTTGTGCATCCAAACTATCCACCGACGACGCTGAGTCTTATTAGTCCGACGAATTGGGTGTTCTCCACGATTGTGTTTGGAACCACTGTTCTTCCGCCGAGCGGTGTTGCCGCTGCTATCACAGGCGCGGCTGGTTCAACTGACTATGCTTACGTCGTGACCTCTATCGACGATAGTGGGCAGGAAAGCGTAATGTCCTCCCCTCCCGCGACGATAGTCAATGGGATTGATATCGGTGCAACTGCTGGAACAGTGACACTCACCTGGGTCGCGGCGACCGGGGCGGTCTCCTATAATATTTACAAGGCCGAGATATCCTTCGCCGGTCCTGTCCCTTCCGGTGCGGCCTTCGGCTTTATTGGCTCCGCGACCGGCACGACCTTCATTGACTCGAACATCGTGCCAGACTTCGCGACGACCCCGCCGATAGTCGATAATCCATTCACTGGAGGCAACAACCCCGGCACGACCTGCTACTTCCAGCAGCGCCAGGTGTACGGAGGATCAAACTCGCAGCCCCAGACCTTCTGGATGAGTCAGCCAGGCGCGTTCAATAACTTCAATTTAAGCGATCCAACCCAACCTGACGATGCAATTACTGGTGCTCTTATCAGCCTTCAGGTCAATGCGATCAAATCAATGCTGCCAATGCCAGGCGGCCTTGTGATCTTGACCTCGAAGGGCGCATGGCAGGTGTCAGGTGGGGGCAACGCCTCAACTACTGGTATCACCCCGGCGAACGCCACCGCTGTTCCACAGGCCTACAATGGCGCATCAGAACTCCCACCGATAGTCGCTAACTACGATATCATTTTTGTTCAGGCCAAAGGTTCTATTGTTCGAGACCTTTCGTATAATTTCTATGTTAATATCTATACAGGCCAGGATATTTCCATTCTGTCAAACCATCTTTTCCTCGGTCGTCAGCTTAAAGAGTGGGCCTACGCGGAAGAGCCCTTCAAGCTTGTTTGGGCTGTTACAAGTGATGGAGCCATTCTATCCCTGACCTTTGTTAAGGAACAGGAGATCTATGGGTGGGCGCGGCATGATACGCTTGGACAGTATCAGTCCGTGGCGTCAATAACTGAGGGCCAGGTCGATGCGATCTACACTGTCGTGAAGCGATATCTCGGTGGGCAATGGGTTCAGATGATCGAAAGGTTTGCAGATCGCGCCTTCCCATATGGTGCAGAGGATGCTTGGTCAGTTGACTGTGCGATCCAGTCGATCATGCCAACCCCGGCGGCCAATCTCACCGTGAGCGCGAGTACTGGCCTCGCGACCTTCACTGCCGATCAGAACGTGTTCTCGGCGGGAAGTGTTGGGAGTGTCCTACGGGTTGGTGGCGGGATAGCGACGATCACGGTCTACGTGAGTCCAACAGTTGTACAGGGCAATATCACTCAGCCAATCACCGCGACCCTCGCGAACGATCCGAATAAGACACCGCTCCCGGCGGCCTCCGGCAGTTGGTCTTTGACCAAGCCTTCGTTGACCTTTACCGGCCTTGATTACCTTAATGGTCAGACCGTCTCGATCCTCGCGGACGGAAGCGTGATAGCACCACAGGTCGTTAGTGGTGGAGTGATTACACTGGCGCAACCAGCAACGAAGGTCGTGGCGGGCTTGGCTTTCCAGGCCCAACTCCAAACGATGTACCTTGATGTAGGCGAGCCGACAATACAAGGTAAGCGCAAGAAGATCAACGCCCTGACTGTTCGCGCCGCGAATACGAGGGGGCTGAAGGCCGGACGGACCTTTGCCACAGTGATCCCGATCAAGCAACTCACTGAGACTATCCCGCTTAACGGAGTGATCCCGCTTTTGACCGGCGACGCTCGTATTGTCATGGACCCGCTGTGGGATGTTCCAGGGCAAATTTGCATACAGGTCGACGATCCCTTGCCGGCCACTGTTCTTGGTGTGATCCCTGAGATAACTCAAGGAGACACAGCCAAATGACAGTTCAGGTTCTTTCCGCAACAGAGGACGACCTTGCGGCGGTCATCAAGCGAAGCGTTTATGCTGGAAAGAAAGATGAAATAAAGATGGTGCAGCTTTATTTCCGGCGCTCGATCTTCGTGTGGGCGGGCTTTTCGGACGGAGTACCAGTCTGCATTTGGGGCCTTATTGCCCCGACGATCCTTAATGATAGGGCCTATCTGTGGTTGCTCGTGAATGATCTCGTCGATAAACATCAGTTCACCTTCGTCCGCCATTCGCAGATGGAAGTCAAGAAGATGCTGAAGATTTATCCGAGGATAGTTGGCCATGTTGTCGAGCGCGAAGAGCGGTCAAAGCGCTGGTTGAAATGGCTCGGAGTGCGCCTTGGTGCCCGGCACGATGGCTTCATCGACTTTGAATTGAGGAGTGCCTGATGGCTGACCCGGTAACACTAGGGATCATGGCAGTTGGGACTGCTGTCAGTGCCTATGGCAAGATGCAAGCCGGCGCTGGCGAAGAGGCCATGTATAACTACAAGGCTCAGGTCGCGGCGATCAATCAGGATATCGCGAATAAGAACGCGATCTATGCGGGTAAGGTCGGGGAGACTCAGGCACAGACTGTTGGGATGCAAACGAGGTATGATATTGGTACGGAAAAGACTCAACAGGCCGCGAGTGGTCTCGATGTGAACAAGGGCTCCGCGGTTGATATCCGAGCCTCGCGGGCCGAGGTCGGCGCGGAAGATGTTGCGGTGACGAGGGCAAACGCGGCCAAGACGGCCTACGGATATCGAACTCAGGCAATGGGATTTCAAGCGGAGTCGGCAATACAAACCGCAGCGGCGCGAAACACGGCAACAGCCACTCAGTTCAATGTCGCCTCGACGATCCTAAGCGGCGCGAGTGGTATCTCTGATAAGTGGACTAAGATGGCCGGTACTGGCCTCAACGTTCCTCAAAACCCGATAGTGATGTAATGCCACAGGTTCCTTACGAAGCAGCACCGAAGGTCGGGGTCTCCCAACAGGGAACGCCCTACATGAATGTGCCAACAACTCCGGCGGCGTTCGGGGTTACTGTTGGACAGGCCGAGGCGGGCTTTGGTGATGCGATTGAGAAGGCGGGAGAAACTCTTGCTACTGATCGCATTTATATTCAGCAATTTAAGAACTCTGCTAATGTAGATAATGCAGCCGCAGCAAATTTCAAGGCTCGCGGCGATCTTGATAACCAGTTTCGTTTATTGTCAGGCGATCAACCGCAAGCGAAACTAAACGATCATATTGCAGCACTGGAAAAAGCGAGACAGGCCGGCGAGGACTCACTAACCAGTCCTGTTGCGAAGGAGGCTTATAGAAAGGAAACGATTAGACAGTTTGCTTATGACGCGGTTAATGCTGGCAATCATGCCGCAACTGAGATGAAGAAGTTTAAGAGGGAAAGCGCAATCGCTTTGGAGAACGAGAAAATTGACGCGATGATAGCTGATCCGTATAATGTGCAGTTAAGAGAAGATACAGTTAAGAGTTTAATTGAAACTCAACACGCTCAAGGTTTGGAGGATGGTCTTAGCCAGCCAGCCGCGACTGATAGGATGAACAAGAGGATTGGTGCGGCCATCAGCAAGGTATCTGCCGCGTTGGCGAATACTGATCCAGATGCGGCGGAAGATCTTGTTAAAGCTTACAAGGGAAAGCTTCCTGAGTCCATTTACGCGCCGGCTCTCGAGGCCGTTCGGAAGAAGGGAATTGATGTTCGCGCCACTATGACAGGGCAGGCTATTGGGTCTGAACAGGGCGCAGTAGCGAATGTGCCGGGAAGCTTTATTGCAGGAATTAAGCACTCCGAAGGATTTATGCCGGTAGCAAAATGGGATTATAAGCAGAATACAAATGGTTACGGAACCAAGGCACTTTATCCCGGAGAACAGATTGATAGAGCAACTGCACAGGCGCGGTTCGAGTCCGAGATAACTCACGCTGCAAGCATTGTCGATAAAGTAAGTCCTAATCTTGATCCAGGGACGCGGGCCGCGTTGATCTCTTTGACATTTAATGCTGGTGATAAATGGGTCACCTCAGGGTTGGGTGATAAGATTAGGGCTGGCGATATCGAGGGTGCAAAGGCATCCTTTGTTCAGTATGTGAAGGCCGGTGGTGTGGATAATCCGGCGCTCTTGGCGCGGCGCATGCGAGAGGCTCAGTGGTTTGGTCAGGGCGGAACAGGGGCAGGACCACAGGCAGAAGTCAGTGCCGCGCAACGAATTGAAAATCTTGCTAACGAATACTATCCTGATGATCCTGTTTCTCGTGCAGAGTTTATTGTTAAGGCACAGGGGGCGACTTCACGACAGTCTACATTCCAGCAGAAACAACAGAACATAGAGAAAACACAACTCCAAAATCAAATCCAGACCACTCTTAATGTTGAAAATCCGACAACACAGCGGAAGCCAATCTCTGATGCAGATGCGAGAGCGGCCGATCCTGACTTTGATACGAAACTGACGAGGCTGCTTGAAATTAACCCGCACTATCGTCACACGCTCGATCAGGCCTATTTGGCAAATGCTAATCAGGATAATCCCGACTCGATGCCGAGGCGAATGGAGTATGAACGATGGCGGGGAAGTTCGACAGAGAGTAGAATGGGCTACGATGCTAACGCGGCCTTTAATCAAGGGAAGATTACAAATAAGGCACGCTTGGATATCATTGCGGAGCAAAGCAAGACACGACATACTGCTGAGGAGGATAATCGCGCAGATCTTATTCTTAACCGGCATCGCGCTGCGACTGACGCGGAGAAGGCCTTCCCGAGTAGAACTAATAAGGCTGCAAACGAACGATACGAACAGTTCCGTGGTGCATTAATTATGGAACTGAAGAAGGCGGAGGCCGGTGGTATTCCGGTTAGGAAACCTGAAGAAGAGGATAAGATAATTAGCAATATCATTCACTCCAGAGTTAAAACTGGACAACAACACTGGTACGGAGGTGATATTACGGCTCCACTGTATCAAGTTGAAGGTGATGAATATCGAAATAGCAATCTTCCACCGATTGTGGTTAAGTCAACAGAAGAGGCAAAAGCACTTCCTCCTGGCAGACAGTATATTCTTAATGGTATTCAAGCCACTAGATCAAGGCCCTCGCAATGAAGAATGAGCTTGGCGATGATGTTCTTGAGGCACCAACTCCTCGAGGCCCGGCAGGGCCAAGCGGGACAGTTAATGAACTTGGCGATCCAATTATGGAGTCGCCTCATAATGGCAACATTGTTCAGGGCGTTTCGACTCCACCGGAGAGGGCCGCAAAGTCCATTGATATCTCAAATAAGTCCGGTATTCCCTCTCCTATTGTCCATCTTGACCCTGAGAGCTACGAGCGTGATTATAATATTGACCAAGGCGTCGCCGCTGCGTATAGAAACCCCTACACGCAAAACTATATTAACACCTTCCCGCTTGCATCGTCAGTCTCGCAGGACGATTGGCCTGCACTAGATCGGGCCTCGCAAGCTGTTCAACAGCTTCATCCTGACGGCCTGGGCAAGCAAGCCGAAGCGGGCTTGCTTCTCAAGGCTCCTGAAATGGCAGCACTGGCTGACCTTGCGGCTGGCAGACGACAATTCTTGGATATAGTGCA